ACTAGCGCCACTATTTTTTCCCTTTACAAAAGATCCAATAGGTAATTCGGAAGTATTAAGTTCATCATTTAATATTAAATCAGTGTTGGTTTGTATATCAAATAGTCTTAATTCCCACCTTGTAGTTGCATCTTCATATGGAGCATCTTCTAAATTAAACGAGTATACTCTCGCACTTCCTATGTTTGCACCACCACCAAAATTATCTGTTAAGATTATAACATCTCCTTGACCTATGACTCCCTTAGTGACATTATTTAATTTTAAAATATTTCCCATCTCAAATCCAATGCCAATATCACTTTTTATACCCACATCTCTTGGTTTATCGACATCAATTATAGTTGTTCCCACTTTTTCTATATCATATCCTCTTACATAAGCCTCACCAGCAGATAATTTTAAACACATTAAATCATCAGAGGGTGTATTTTCTTGATCTGTTGTATCATCTTCAAAAAATAAACCATTATTTCCCAAACCATCATTTAATGAGTTAAATAGACCCATTCTAAAAGGTTCTACAGTATAATCTCCAGACTCATCAAAAGTTCTTTCTGCTATCCAATCACGAATTTTATTATAATCACTTTTCGTGTTCATTACTTTTATTTTACCTTCATCAACTCTCATGAGTTCGATAAAGTTTGTATCATTATTATCTGATAGTAGTTTTTTACTTAAGATCAATTCAATCTTAAGTCTATCTGCACCAGGTGCAGCAAAGTTAGTGAATCCTTTAGCATTATCAAATAAACTGTTATCTTCTTTTGCATTTACAAGTGTTTCATTTATCTGCAATCCTACTCTGTAAGAAGGATTGTTTGTATAATCATCCAAAATTATTGTCTGATCTGAAACATTAACAAAAAATCCTCTGACAAAATATACTCCCTTCGAAATAAAAGCAGCGGATCCTATTGAAGTTGCATCTTCTGAAATCAATGAAGCAAAGGGAGTACCAGCAGTAATCGTTGTATTACCGTATACCACATTTTCGGTTGCACTAAGTGATTCACCATCAGTGAATGTATTGAATTGGAAATTATTATCAGAACTTAAATATGTTACATACAAAGTAACATCAGTTATATTTGCTTGATTAGGGAGTGAAACAAATTTAACAACAGCTTCAATTCCAGACTCACTACCTATGATTTTTTTACCAAGATAATTTTTAATATAAACGGATATATCAACATTTAAGTTAATACTATTCAATTTTACTGCATTATATTGATTATCAAATGCTATACCACCTGGTATTACGACAGATCCATCTTTGAATATATGATCACCAAATTTTTCTACTTGATTCTGTAATATTGATTGCTGAGTTGTTAATTCTCTAGCTTGCACTGGAAATCCAGGTTTATATAAAACTCTATGAAAATTCTTTTCACTATCAAAATCATCATAGTATGGACTTGAATTTAAATTAATTTTTTGTGCCATTTTGTTTAGAATTCCAGAATAATTTTAACGTCTTCTTTTTGCCTGATGTCTCTTTCAACTTCTTTTCGATTATCGATGTAAATAATTTCACCAGTCTTCTTATTTATTTCAGGATTAGCTAGACCATTTGTAAAGTCAACTCCCAAATTTATATTTTTATTACCAATAGTTGTAGATATTCCAGAAAAATTAATGTCTATAGACACTTCATCAGATGATATACCACTAGTAAATTGAATATTCTTATCACTTGATTCAAATGAAAGAACCTTTGCTCTCGATTCAACACCAGTGTAATCTTGAGTATCATTAGTAGTTGAATTTAAATTTAAACTTCGATCTTGAATATATTTTATAACAAAAGTATCACTATCATATGAAGCCACTATACCTCTTGCTGTGCCATCTGTTACAGTTTGTGCTATTCCTGCACCAATAAAATTATCTGGATCATTAAACGATGGTGATGTGTTTAGTTTTATAGAAGACAATGACGAAAATTGAGATTCAGTATATAAATTAGATGTTCCAAATTGATTTGGATTTTTAATTATACCAACTTGAGCAAAGTGTGTATCAACTGGAAAATCTTTTGTTGAATCATCAAATCTTGAATAAACCAAAACTTTATCAGCACCGAGTTCAGTATAGATATCAGAACCATGACCTTTAGATGGTGGTATAATTGGTATTAAATTTGCAGGTGTATTGGGAGTTCCAAAATTAGATAAATCAACCATACCAAAGGTATATCCTGATCCACCAGCAGTAACTATTATGTCAGATATTTCACCATCAGTAACTGTTACCTGACATTTTGCTCCTTCACCATCACCAAGAATATCACATTCAATTGGATTGATATTTGTGTACCCAGATCCTTTATTTTTTATGAAAACTTTTTTGATTTGATTTTTATTTATCTCAGAATTTCCTGCCTCCCTAACTGCTTCAATTTGAGCATCAGTCGTAGTTAACCAATCATTTGGAAGTACAATATACTCGGTTGAGTCGAATTTTATTACATCACTTGGTGAAACTGTAAACAAGTATTTCCAAGTATAAGGATCACCAACTCCAGATGATGCTGGTTGTAAGTCTGTAAAGGATGGTTCAATTTGTGTTTGTTTTCCTTTTGCATCAGTGCTATCAGGAAGACCAAATCCACCGTTATCTATGCAGATATAGACTTTAAACTCTGAGGTAATTACATAATAGTTTGATTTGTATAAACTCCCAGATTTTGAATTTGGTGATAAATTACTTGTGCTATAATCATGACGATACATATCATATCTTTCATTTGCAACCCAAGAGTGTTTTTTTACAACTCTTCGAATATTAGATGAATTAATTTTCTTTCCAAATAATGATGTGTCTCTATAATGGGTCAGATACTCCAAATTATCCACTGGATCTGGTGTGGATGTATTCCAATTGGATGATCTACCAAATCCACCTCCCACAGGATTAGGTAAACCTAAAAATACATAATATGAATTATTAGAATCTAATACAGAATCTACAAAATTACCTGCGTTTACTATTCTAAACTGATCTGTTACTACTGCGGGCATATTAATAGTTTTTTAGATATTTATACAACATTTTTTAAGTTGGTCTTATTTCTGGAATTATTGCTCCAGATTGTTCAAAGGTACCTGACCCACCACTTCTCTTTAATATTGGGAAAGTAGATATTCCTGTTGCTGTTACCAATCCAACAGTAAGACCAGTTACTCCTATTGATATTGGGTTTGATCCTCTAGTTAAAGACTTAACAATTCCAACTGAATATTTACCCACAGGAAATGAATCAGTTCCAAATGTAGATATACCAGTTGTGATTGTGTTTGATTTAATCAGGCATGTAATTATCCCAGAACCTGATGTGGGTTTATCCTCTGTTAACGACTCGACAATATATACATTATCGATAAATGATTCACCAATACCTACCACATCAGTATCTGACCCACTATTACTGATTGATGTCACACCAGTTCCAATGCGAGTATCAAAAATATAAATTGGTTTTCCAACCTCAATCGGACTATCAAGTCCAAATGTGTCGCCTACTGCTACATTAGTACGTTTGAGTGTAAATGTAATACCTAATTTTGATGATGCTGTGGTTGTTGTTCCAATACCAGTTACTACTCCTACATTACTTTGAATATTTGTACTTACCTCTGAATTTTTGAATGTGATGTTTTCAAATGAATTTGAATAATTTATGGGACTTTCTATAATAACTGTTGGTGAAATTGTATATCTTAAACCTGGATTTGATACTAAAATATTGTTAACTTGACCATTTGAGATGGTTGCGGTGGCAGTAGCAGTTGTTCCAAAACCAACTGATCCATCCGATTTAATAAATGATCCAACACCAACTGTAGGTTCCAATATTTTTACTGTTGGGGTATTAGTATATCCTGATCCTTGATTTGTAATAGTTAAACCTGATATTGTTCCTGCTGCAGATACAGTAGCAGTTGCAGATGCATTTACAGAATTGAATTGATCTTTATTTGTTAATTCAAATGATAAATCAGGTTGATCATTATCTGCAAAATCATATTTAAATAAATCAATATTATCCAAGTAAATTGAGGTATCTCCTGTTTCTACATCACCAATAACCTTAGAGATAGGACTTATCCTTGGTTCTATACTTGATCTTTTCTTTGAAACAGGACTCTTGTTTATAATTTTATCTACCTTTTGTTTAATAAGATTAAGTGATCTACTTACCGTGGAATTGACACCCTGAAGTAAGTATGGATTTGTTTCTAATTTTTGTGATGTATTCAAATTAAATACAGTTCTCTTACCCTGTGCCTCAACTCCAGATCCTTGAGTTATTTGAATTTCATCTCCCTCTTCAATAGTTAGTTTTTGTTTTAAATTAACCTCTGAATCTTCATCTTGTGTTCCTTTATAGAATAAAATTGTTACATCATCTTCAGGGACAGGTGCTTCAGTAAAACTAATTATGTTTCCACCAACTATTGTATATGATGTGGTTGGTTCTTGAATTACTCCATTTATAACAACTAAGAATAAATTTTCTTTACTGACGTTAACATTTAAAGTGCTTCCAAGTTCAAAACTAATTAATTGATTATTAAGAAGGAGACTAAATTCAGTTCTTTTTCCATTCTGCTCATCCTTTATTGAATCTATATAATCAAAATCACCAAACTGCCATAAAGCAAAAGAATCATTGTAAATTTTATCTATAGTTAATGTTGATTTTTCAAGAAGATTAGGAACATTTTTTGATGTCACTAATCCCACAGCTTCAACAACATCACCTTTTTTAAATCCAAAACCTCTATTTACAATTTCATATTCAGATACTTCAAATAAAGTAGATCCAATACCTGTAACTGGTTTTACAATTGCATTAACTCTTAAATCAGTTCCAGTATCAGTTGTTGAACCTAATCCCAATCTAGAAACACCAGTTACAGATAAGTTTGAGTAAGATGGTAGAGATACAGATACAATCGGATCTTTATAGTCTGTCCCTTCATCATCAATTGCAAATATTAATGTTCCCCCTACACCAACTGTTGCAGTTACCTGAGCACCATTACCAACATTTTTACCTACATCTACAGTAAATGTATCAGAACTAAATTTTGTAATAGGTCTATTATTACCTACGACTGTTGTATTTGTTGGTCTTGGATATGGATGAACTGTGCGGAAATTATCTCTTGAACATGAGAAGAATAAACTTCCGACTGTTATGTTAACAGTGTCACTAGTGTCTAATCCATGATTAGTAACCGTGATTCTTAATTCACCAGTCACAGGATCATATACAGCATCTGTTGGTGTGAAGCTTCCACCATTTGAGTGTGTGATAGCATTAGTGTTTGCAGATATAAAACGATGTTCATATCCTAAATCAGTCACTGCAACTCCAATTGGTGATAATCCATTGTATCCAGATCCAAAAGTTAAATTAGGGAAGAATGGATATAATTTACCAGAACCTTGATATGCATGTGAAACTGTGCTTGATCCAATACTTATCCCGAATACATTTGTCGCAGCAACTGATACAACTGCATACTCATTACTTCTAATAAAATCAATAGATGGGTCAAAACTTAAATTATCAATTAATACAAAATCATTTGCGTTTCTAAATCTATGTTCCTCTACAGTTGTGAATGTTATAATTCCTGTAGTGTTATCATAAGTAGCTGTTTGGATTCCCAAATCAGATCCACTAAATGCTGTTCCAACAATACTTGTTATTTGACCACTAGAGTTAAACAGTGCTTTAACATTAGCATTTACCAAAGGAGCATATCCTAATCCATTAATTGTATTTCCAATTGCCACTGGTACACCACCTCTTGGCAATTCATTCATGTTTATATTGTTTGAAGAAAATACAGATCCATCACTCGACGTTATACCTGTAAATACAACACTAGAAACTCCACTAGCACCACTACCACTTTCAATTATTCTGAAATTCTTCCCTGTATTAAACTGAGTGGATGGAGATTGGAATATTCCATTTATGAATAATATTCCACTACCACCTGTAGTTCCTATACCTATTGTATTTGCTCCACCAACTTTTAAAGTAAATGTAGAGTTAATTCCTGTAAATTGATCAGATATATCATCGTAAATAACATTTGAATCATAATTATTTCTAAGATAAACACGTCCAGAGAAATTAGATGTAGGTGGATTTAAATCATTGATTGTTTTTGTTTTAGTAATATCACCTCTTGGTGCTTTTGTAAAGAATATATCTTTACCTACGATATTATAAGAACCTCTAAATATTGTCGCATTATCACCATTTAAATGTGTGGTAGCTGAGGTGCCGACAAATGCTCTCTTAACTTCAACTGTGTTAAATGTACCTGATGTACCTACAGGTGCTCCTCCAGTCGTAGCAAACCCCACGTTTACCACCTCCATAAATTCACTGTTAATTTTAAGGACATCATTTGTACTTATTGTTGATATCCCACTAAGATGAATAATTGTTGTTGATAGTCCAACACCTCCAGAATTACTATCCAATGTATGAGTAACATTATTTCTTATTAAGGGATATTGTGCTACATCATCGATTGTTATAAGTGCTTTTTCATTTGCTTTTGCCATACTAAACTCATGGGCATTACCCTCACCTAAACCAACAAAAGTAACTGCTGCTCCTGCTCTAGTTGTTGATATAAAGAATGATGTTCCACCTACACCGACATTCTTAGCAAACACTGTAGTTGGTAAAGTATCAACTACAATCCCATCTTTAAACTGCATTGGAGTTGATCCAATACCTATAAATGTAGATTTAGGTTTATAAATTAATTCCTCATTTTCTCTAAAGAAACTATTTTGAATACTAAATTTTCCAGTTACAGGATCAAGAATATTAGTGTCAGAGGGATTAAATGTTTTAGCAAAGATAGGTGTTGAATTGTTATTAATTTTAAATTGAGTTTTTTCTATTCTATTACCTACGGCAGAAGTGTATAGTTTGAAGGAATTATCTTCAGTTATTACACCGTAAATCAATTCTTCTGGATCATTTTCTTGATCTATTTGTGTATAGAAAGCATGATTCAATGATATAATAGTTGAAACTCCCACATTATCATCAGGATGAAACTTAATATTAAAATTAGATCCAGAGAGACTCGCACTAAATGTTCCTAACCCTACTGAAGGATCATATTCGGTCAAACTACCTTTTGTAATTGATAAAGATCCAGATTGTTGTACATAAGCATCCACTCCATCATGAAGAGACAATACTTCATGTATAGCTTTAGATGCTCCAATACTTACTTCCACAACAGATTTAACTGCATTAAATCCACTAGAATTTAAACTAATTAATGTTGATATTCCAACATTTGTTGAAGATAAACCAGAATATATTGATGTTCTTTCACTACCATCCACTTGACCAGTTGTTTTAAATCTATATGTGTCATTCGAAACTCCAGTTGTTCCAATACCTATAATTTTGGATCTTAAATTTAAAGTATTACTACCACTATTTTCTAAACTCAATATTAAATTATTTCCTGATATACTAGAAGTTATAATTCCTAATTTATTCAGTGATAAGTTATTATCATCTGTATTAAAATATGCTTCTGTTAGAAAAGTATCAGTTCCTGAATGAGAAACAAAAGTCTCAACTAAATTCATTTCTTTAGTTGAGTCATCAATTACTTGTATTGTAGCATATATTGATTCAAATTTATCAATTGGAAGAGTAATAATATTTGTTGTTATTCCTGCATTACAAGATTGATTTGATGAATTTAAGTCAATAGGTCCAATTGAGGTTGATCCAAATCCAATTGTATTTTGATTAAATTGTGTAGAAAATATTTTTAAATCATAATCCGCATCAGCTGCAGGAACTGGTGCAAATCTTAAAGTATTTGTTTCAACAATTGTTGATTTTCCTGAGATAACTTTGCTTGAAACATCTTTACTTAGTGTGAAGTCAACAAAATTATTATCTTCGGTATTTGTTAATCCAATACCAGAATTAATTAAATTAGATTTTTCTACTAAAACGTTTTTTGTACCATTACTTAAAAGAATCAAATCTGATATTTGAATTCTATTAGTTCCAGATGAACTTTTTGTAATTATAATTAAATTATTGAATAATCTGCTTGATGTTGAATTAGAAAATTCAAATATATCTAAAAATTCATTTGCATTTCCTTGTAAATTAGTAAATTCCTGATTTATATCATCAATAGTTAATACATCATTAGTTTTACAACTTACAAAATCTGTTAATCTTATATTTTCAAATTTGACAAATCTACTTGTATTGTCAACAATAGGTTCAGCATCCGATACAAGATCAATATTCCTTATTTCATCCACTCTCTTTTCATTAATTACATCGATAACTATATTAACATCACTGTCTGATCCAACTCCTACCACTGCATCAGAAAGAATAGATGTATCAGCAAAATTCTTCATACCACTTGTATGAATTAAATTATTAACTGGTGTTCTTAATTTTTTCCATTCAATTGGACTTTGAACAGAGTATGACATATTTTGATAATAATCATTATTAGATACGACTTGAAAATCTTCACTTAATTTACCAGTATCATCACCCCAATTAAGATTTTTTAAGATAGAAAAATCTGTTTTTAATCTAGCAACATTTTTAGTTATTTTCGATACAGTGCATTGACTACCTGAAGTTTCTCCAATTAAAACATCATCAATTCTCAATAGATCTGATCTATCTAAAATTTTCAATTTACCATTATCAACTCGAACCACTGAAAAACTACCCACATTGTTTTTTCTTCTTAATTTTTCACCTATCTCAAAAGTTGATTGATTTTGAGTTATGAAAAATTCTGGATAATCAGATTTATTAATAACAGTTGCAAAAGTCTCAACAACAGTCTTTGCGATTCCTGTATTTGTAGTTAATTCCGAAACATCAATCGTAACCTCTGCTGGTATATTACTCTGATCAAAATCAGAGACTGTTAGTAATTTAAATCCATAATCCTTAGAATTAAATCCATCTCCATCAGTGCTAAATTTTTCAATACCTTCAATAAAAACAGTGTCATTTATACTAAATGGTTCTATGGCAAATTTTGACGGAGGTGTTGCTATTTTACATGTGAAAATACCAGATCCATTTGAGACAACATCAGTTATAACGATACCATTAGTATTATTAATTGTTCTTAAAGTTACTTTATTTGATGGTAAACCTATAGGTTTTTCAGTGATATTTACAGAGAAAATACTATTCTCTAACATGATAGGTTCTATAAATCCAGTTTTTATTTCTTCACCTGTATCTGAATCAACTATTATAATATCTGGTGGATCAACATAATTTGCTCCACCTTGGGTAACACTAACAATACCTAAAGTATTTGTATTTTTAATATCAACACTTGATGATATTAAACTTTCTGGTTCTAAAGTTTTGTCTGAGGAATATTCAAATCCTTCATTTATAACTCTAATTTCTTCTACATTTCCTATATTAGAAGAAGTAGGTATTATAGAAGCACCTGAACCCTGTGAAATAGTGCCTACTCCTACAAAATTAGGGATTTTTTTATAATTTGATCCACTTGAAATTATATTAATTGAATTTATTGATCCTTTTACATTCTTTGATGAAGTAGCATATTTTATATTTCCATCTGTGGAATTATATACTAATTTTTCTGGAACATTATTTAAGAATATCTCGAAAGTGGTAGCACCTACTCCTGATATATTATATGACCCACTGTAAGCACTATTATCAAATGATATCTGTGAATTATTTTTGACCTCTGTATCTGATGTGCTTATAAATCCTGTTTTTTCTAAATTATAAAATAATCTATTAGGTAAACTATTCCCATATCCAATAGTTAAAGTTGCTCCCACTGATCCATTTACACCTGATGTTATTATGTTAAAAGTGGTATTTTTCCCGTCAGAGATAAATTCATTTTTAAATAAATTATCATAATAAATCTTAAACTCATAACCAGTTAAAGATGAATCTGAAAGATCAAAAACTAAATTATTATTTTTAATTGATCGTAATTGTGGATTAATTAAAGATAGTGATTGTGTAGATCCACCTGTACTTCCAATACCAACTGTGATTGGTATATTTTTTGATATATCTGATAATGTTTCAGATAACTTTAAATTATTATCATCAACTTTATAGACGAAATAATTTTTGTTTTCTAATCCATCTGGTAACAAATCAGATTGATATTTAACTTTATCACCAGTTTTTAATTCATGATTTTGAATGTTAATTAAATTATTTGTAATATTAATTGCAGTTGAGTTAAATCCCACAGGATTTATTAAAATATTTCCAGTTAATAGATCTCTTGATACTCTAACAGCAGTTGATGTTCCAATACCAACAGATAATGATGGATTGACCAATAATGATATATTATCATCATTTTTTAAATCATGAGACTCTGTTGTTTTAACTATTGTTTTTATTCTTTCAACTTTTGCTGTCACCTGATCAAAAACAGTTTCAAATAAAAATTTGTCACGTAAATTTTCACTGACACTAGGAACAGTTATGAAATGAACTTCATCCGAATTAATTTGTGTTTTTATTCCAATTGAGTTGATATTTTTATTAACAACAAACAAATCCTGTGGTAAATTAAAAGAAGTTATATTATTATCATTAGATATTACTATATTACCTGATGGAGATGTAAATTTAATTTTTTGATTTGTTTTAAATGGGTGATTCTCAATGTGAATTTGTTTAACAGGAACATTTCTTGTAATATTTTTACCAGCAAAAGAGAATGATAACGTATTTTCTGTACCATCATCTGTTCCCAATCCCACTGTTTGTGATGGATTGAAGAATACTTTTTGATTTACTTGAGATTCAAATACAGGTATTGATTTATTGATTGTAAATTTATTAGTTAAATATGAAACATTAGACCCTTTTGGATGTGTTGTTCCAAATGATGAGTCAGAATCTCTTTGTATCGTTAAAATATTTAAGTTCCTGTATATGTTTAATATTCCTAAAGTCTCAGTTCCAATACCAATACTACTTCCTACGGAAACGGAATCTGGTATATTAGATACAAATATCTCTGTCGTAAATCCAGCTGATGGTGATCCACTAATTGTAGATATGGTTGTGGTTGTTGAAGTAGTTACTCCTATTTTGAAGGAATTATTTAAAGATGATATATCAGTAGAAAGACCAGATATTCTGACTATATCATTATTTTTTAAATTATGATTTGTTTGAGTGAATACATTTATAGTGCCATCAGACCAAGTGATAACTGAATTATTATTTTCTTCAATTTCTGTTGTAATTGAAGATATATTTTTCCCATCCACCTTAGAGATGAAAGATACTAAATTATCTCCTTGATTATCTTCATTATCAAATTTAAGAAATTCACCTACTTTGTAATCAGATCCTCCAGAAATAATATCAAATCCTGTAATTGATCCAGAAGATACCGATGTAATTTCTATTTTTTGATCTTGAATTTCATTTGTTTCTACAATAAAATCGTTATTGGCATTGTCATCAGATACTTTATATGGAAGTGTGTTTCGAAGTAAATTATTTGAATTAAAATCAAAATTAGTTTGTAAATTGTTTTCAAAGTTAAAATCAATTGATTTTGATCTAAAAGTATTGCCGATAAAGAAAGGGAAAGAGGGATTATTAGTACCATCCTTTATTGTTGCATGGTAAACATAAGTTCCATTGGGAAATTCCTTTGTTATTTCGAATCTACCATTGTGTTCATCTAAATCACCCGAATTTTCAAATTTATAATCCTCTACAAAAGTCCCTAATTCAAATATGGCATCATCTGGTCTATCCTCAATATTGTTTAAACTACTAACGTATCCTGATATTAATTGAGTTTTTAAATCTGATGTATCTAATGGATTTGAACTACCAAACGGTCCATATATTGGATTACCATCATAAGCCCAACCGATTAAATCAGAATTAGAATTACCAATGCCAATAAACGATTGATCATACCCAGTTACTGAGTATTTTAATTTATTTGAAGAATCTTGTAATAATTGATTATTGTCATCATTAACAATCATGGTTAATGATCTTACTTGCGAGTCAAGAAAATGATTTTTACCAGCAGAGATTACATTAATAGATGTATCGTCAGAATAACCTAATCCTTTATTTGTTATAACCACACTATCAATTCTATTATTCTTTATTACTGGTCTAATTTTAGCACCAGATCCCTTTCCTTTAGGATCTATAATTTCTATATCTGGTGTTGAAAAATAATCTTTTCCAGTTGAATTTATTATTACAGATTCAATTTGTCCGTTAATTATATTTGGACTTAACGATGCATTTTTTCCATTAGATAAAGTTATAATTGGTTTTTTGTGATTATTAATTATACTTGATCCATAACCAGTTCCAGATTCATATAAGTAAATTTGTTGAATACTTCCTCTTGCTTTCACCACTGATTCTATAGAAGAAGTTAATCCAACTTTAATAGTTGTGGTTCCAATACCTACAATTTCATTAATTTCAGTTGTTACTTTAATCTCAGGATATTTAAATTCCTGAAATCCTGTTCCCTGATCTCTTAAGTTTACCCTCTTTCTTCTAACATAATTTGATATATCTGTCGCACCTACACCAACATCACTCAAACTGAATGAATCAATATCATTAAATAAAATATTATAATTTTTAGTTGAATTTAATCCTGAAATATTACCAGAATATTCAATTAAATCACCTTCTTTAAATCCGTGATTCTTAAAGTTAATACTATCTGTTGATGTGGATATACCTGCTGGTTTGACAAATAATTTTCTATTTGTATAATTTTTTCCACCATCAATAACTTTTACATCTAACAGAGTATTTTTAATACCAACTTTGAATATATGAGTTCCTGTAGATTCCTTATGAAATGCAATAGTTCCTATACCTGCAGATAAATCAGATGAAGATTCATACAACCTTATGGTTTTGCTATTGATAAATTGTGGATAATATGTTGCTCCATTCACTAATGTATCAGTTCCAGTTCCAATAATTATTTCTGGATTAGAATTGGAATCATAAATGATCGGTTCGTCATTTATAAAATTATGATCAGAAGAAAATATAATACTTGATATAGTATTATCCACAGTTATAGTTGTTATTCCTGCAGAACTACCATCTGATGGTTGTGCATTAAATAATTTTTCTCTAAATCTTGTGTCTAATATCGGTTCAAGCACACATTCACTTCCATTTCCTCCAGTCACACCAATAGAAATGACTTTATCTACATCAAAATCTTGAGGATCTACAAATACATCTACTATCTTACCACTGACAACAGGTTGTGCTAATGCAGTGATGCCAGCACCAGTAGAAATTGTTATGTTAGGTAAATCAATTATATCAAAATCTTCACCACCATTTAACACATCCACAGATGATAGAGGTCCAAAATATACTTTATCGTTTGTTTTATAGTTTGTTATTTCAACACCATTTATCAACATTCCAATCTCACCAACTGGTGTTGATTCATCTACTCCATTGAATAAGTTTGGAGTTAATGGAAATTTTTTAATTAATTTTTGTGCACCAATTTGTCCAGATTTTTGTGAATCTAAGATAAAGGTATGAGTGCTCGGATTTTCACTTACAGCAAATGTAATGATTTGATTGTTATCAATACCAGACGGTGATCCAAATAACTTAATTTTTCTAGGATCATTGCCATCATTTTCAACTTTGACAAAATATGTTCCTGTTTCTAAACCAACAAGAGTATCTCCCTGAGAACTATAAAAAACTTTATCACCAGTTTTAAATTTAACGTCAGTGTTAAACTTAATTGTTGTAAAATCTAATTTATCACCACTATCACCAAGAAAATTAACATCACTAGGGGAAGTAACCTCTGATTTTGTTATATTTAAATCAATTTGTTTTGAAAATTCTGATGTACTATTAATAAAAGAGGGTAAAGAGTTTGAAGTTACATATGCATTATCATTTTCAGTATATACATTTTGAACATCTGATATTATTACATCATTACCATATTCAATTGGTGCACCTATGCTACTAGCTTTATTTAACTGCTTTCTTATTTTGTAATTATCATTATTAAAATCAAAGTTTGAACTAATATTGATAGAATTTTCCTCTTCACTAATACTACTGATTACTCTTGAATCTTCTACTTTATTTGTTCTTCGATTTAATATGTCTACTTTATCACCTTTTTTTAAACTGGATCTATCAATCTTACTTTTGAGAAATATATTATTACCATCATCTTTTCTATCAACAAAGTATGAAGAACTTGTATTGTATATCCATGAGTTGCAAAATATTTCTTTATTTGTTTTGTTAATTTTTGGATTTTCAACTTTATCACCAATACTTTTGACAGAGAGGACTTCACCTTCTTCTACATCTATTTTGCCAATTTGTTTAAAATCTGACAAAACTCCAGTCAATCTCAATACAACTTTTTTATTTAAATCACCATCCTCAAAACCAAAATATGTGATATTTGATCTAATATTAGTAGTTGGTTCAATTGAATCATTAAATGAACCTGTACTAGTCGCAGTACAACCTAAGAATTGATTAACAGTTTTATCAGTATAATTAATGGTATTTGATCCAGATATTATAGTTCCTGTCACACCAAATCCAATTGTAGAATCAACTGAAATTATACTTGAACCTGCTGATACTGTTTCTAAAGATTTCGTATTTGGCACTACAACAAAATCACCCTCTATATCTGTATTTTCATCATATCCTACAAATAGACCAATTTTATAGTAAGTTGTAATACCACTGACACCAGAATCAATTCTTTCAAAAGGTTCAATTTCAGAGATAGCAGCATTTATGTTAACATCTAAATCACTTCTAAACAGAGTTTGTCCTGTCAATCCTTTCAATAATGTTTGACCTTTAAGTTTGACGGGATTTCCTTCTAATAATTCAGCTACACAAACTCTTCTTCTAACATAAGTTGCAAAGGATGGTTTTATTAATCTATCTTCTAAATTTATTATTTTGGGATCTATACCGTATAAGACATTAAAAAGTATTCTGAATGACTCATCTGTACCCTTTGTTTGATATAATGATCTCGCTTCACCTATGAAAGTTCCTACATCTAAACTTGATTGGAAATCTGTTTCCTCTAAACCAGGTAAAAATGTAGTTTTAAATTTTTTGTAAAATTCTTTTAAAAATAAAGAACTTAAATTTTGAACTGTAGATGATTCTTCATGCTCTGCAGCAGATGATGAATTAAATACTAGATCTTCTTTATTTGTATCTGAATGATAACTAGTGATTCCACTAAAACCACGTTTACAACCAATAAAACTAGTTGGTGTAGAATCAGTATATGTTATAATTTCATTACCAATTTTAAGCAAACCATAATGATTTGGAAATCCTTTTGTGCTAGAAACATTTATTGTTTTTTCACCAACTGTGGTAAGACCAACTGTAATGGAACTATCAACAATAACTTCTGGTGTTAAGTTATTTACATTTAAATATTGCTCTAAATTATCAGATATGTCACTTGGACCACCTTGATATTCTTGGGAGGTATAATATTGCTTTAAAAAATCAATAGTATCAGGACTCTCTTCCTTGATGAACTCAGGAAGTTGATTTGATATCACATCTTGTATTTTTACTTTGCTTATAATTCCTGTTTCTATCATGTTCGAATTATTTTACCATTTGGATAACTTGATGAATAAAAATCTCTAGTGAATTGAACTCCAGAAACTTCATCTCCTGATGAGATAACATCCCTAACCATATTTATTGTACTATTCGAAACGTCTAATGAGACATATAGATCTTTAAGACCAACTACATCATTTGATCGTGGAAAAACTTGAATTTCAATTACATTATTAGGTTTTGTCGTAGATAAGAAATTAATTGTTGATAAATTAATTTCACCTTTTTCATAATCAATAGAACCTGCAGATGTGACAACAACTTTGATTGTTGTATCATCTAATATTTTAATTATTCTCAAGATACCAGTTTTTAGATCGGCGTTTGGTAGATCTGATAAATACAAAGTTCCAGATTGACCAAAAATAGTAAATCCAGTCGATTTGATATTAAATCCTTTGGGATCTACATAAAATCTATTACCATAACATAATTCATATTGAGCAAATTGATTTACTAATACCTTTAAGTTTCTTCTAATTCTTATTTTAGTAATATTTGATGTAATTGCTTGATTTGTATCGTCAATTACCTTTAATAATTTACTATACTTAAGTCTCCCACCAAATTTGTTTAAATTTATTGATTTTGAATATGCATTTAATGAACTTATGACATTTGTTTTCAAATTATCCACAGATGATATGAGAGAACTGTTATAATACACATTAGAATCGATTTCAATGTATAATAACTTCAAATCTATAATTTTTTGATTGATTCCTGATATTGTATACTGTTTTAGTTTAGATAATATTTGATTTTTTGAAAAATCAGAGACTAAATCACCATTTTTTGGTTTTATGCTTATGGCCACAGTTCCAAATTCAGGAGGATCTAATTCTTCACCTCCAATTACAGAAACAGACTCAGTATTTGGATAAACTTTCTTGATTATTGCCTCATAATCTCTTGCTGTTACTGCACGATTTTGTGATGAGTATGTTAGAGGTGAAAAATACTTAACTGAATCAATAGATTCAATATTTCCACCATTTTGAGATTTAACATTCGTTGTAACTGCCGTGATAGAAGCAGTGAGTGGATTTCCATCTGATTTAGTCAATCTACCAGAGAAGGTAAATCTCTGAGCACCATTTCCATCCTCTCCATCTGTAACAATATATCTAACTTTAATTCGATTACCGTCTTGACCTACCCCAGTTCCTAATTTTTTACCAAAAAATCCATCTCCAAACTTTAATTCATATCTTTCATCTTGTATTTCATTAATTAAGAAAATTTTTGAGTTTGAATCAACATTTATGATATCATTTATTAAATTATATTGTATTCCATCTCCTGTATCTCCATCATTTTTGACAAAAACTACAATTTTTGATGTATCGATGAATGAATTGTCTAGAATAAATCTTTGATCAAGAGATCCATCAAAAATAAACTCTTTTTCTAAATAAGTTCCTTGAAAAACGTTAATATTTTCAAACTTTGCAACATTATTGACGACGTTTGCACTTATCGCTTCGGTGATCGCAAAGGTAAATGTCTGATTATCTACGTCTCCAGTGCATACTAGACCAGGTTGTAAGGTCACTGCACTTGTTTCCCCTGTAACATTAACATTAAAGGATACTTGTGCGTTTGCTGCCGTTCTAGAACGTGGTGTGTATCCAATATTTCCAGCTAGAGACACTACATTCTGTCTTAAAGTGGCAGAGTCTAAGAAAGACTCATTTACAACCATGTTTGAGTTGAATGCAGTAATATAAGTGTTATATGCGAGTGTATCAATCAAGACAGAAAAGTTCGAACCTTCAAAATCAAAGTCCGTAAAATTGGAATTTGCACGAAGATAATCTTTAATTGATGTTTTTATCTGATCGAAATCGAGATTTGTGAAATTTGAGAAAGGCATTTACCTTGTTGCCTCTAATATAAATGAATATTCCTGAGTTGGGAACTCTTGACCGACAATATCATATATGACAGTGATTTCAAACTGATTTAAATCAGGTTGTGGATCAACTTCAACCCTTACATTATCAACTCTTGGTTCAAAGTTATTGATAGAGGTCTTAACTTGACCTTGAATCACATTGGCAGTACCAAAATCCACAAAATCGAAGAGACTTTTATACACATCAGACCCAAAATCAGGATTAAAAAATTTTTCTGTTGGTATTGTCTCTACAATATTACGAACTGAACGACGAATCGCACTTTCATTCTTTAAAATAGGTAGATCTTTTGTTACTGGATGGGGTGAAAACGATAAACTTATATCTTTAAACGCTCTAGACACCCTTTCATTAGCCATGAACCAAGTTTTATATTTATTTATACCTCTTATTTAACTATTTTTTTCTCATTCTCATTCAAAATTTGATATTTTTCATCATCTTGATCATTATAATAGACATGACCATCATATTCACTAATCAATTTTTTATTTTTTTCTTTAAAATCATCTGATTTGTCAACTTTAATAATCATTTTTCTATTTTTTTGAATATTTATCCCAATTCTGGTTCAATATTCACATCAACAGTGTTTT